AGTATATAATTTAATAAAACCAGTAAAATCATTATTATCTTTTACCTGTTTTAATGCGGCTGCTATTGTTTTATCAAGTGATATGCGTTTTGGCGGCAAAAGTTCCACAATATCAGTCATATATTTTTGGTAAAATTTAATTTCAGGAACACTTTCGTAAAATTGTCTTTCGGGGTCTTGATTATTATATTGATAATATTGCCTATTTGAATCTGGATTAATAAATGTTTGAACGTAATATTTAATAAATTCATTGTATTCTTTTGTGTTTTTTTTATAATTTGAAACTAAAAAATGTAAAATCCATTCTTCTTTGTTTTTCAAATTTATTTTTATATTTTTATTATATCTACCATCAGATTCTGTTATTATGAATGGGGGCTTTTCTTCTTTATTTATTATTTTTTGTGCAGTTGAAGTATCTACATTTTCAGCATAATCCGTTATTTTTTTAGTATAATCTTTATATTTTTTATATATTCGATAATAAATTGGATTGCTTAAAACTGTGTTTAACCAAATTACTTGGGTAACAGTAGATGGTTTATTTAATCGTAAATATGTATATTTATCAGTTTTAAATAAATTTTTTACTATATCCATTATCTCTATATTTTCCGAGTCCATTAAAGAAACATGGTCCTTTATCGGAAAAGAAATTTGAAACAATGCGTTCAACATTTGAATAATATTTGTTTTTACAATTTTTGTATCATATCTTTTTACTGCGGTTTGATTTTTTTTTAATTTTGATGCTAGTATAAAATTATAGAATTTTTGACGGTTAAAAAATATGTCAAATATTTCGTTTTGTGTTTTCTGTTTTAGTATTGCATCACTATACTCAAAATTAGGGCATAAAAATGGATATTTTCCGCTTACTTTTTTATTATCAATTTGGTCAGCGGTTAATTCTACTTGTGTATCCATATTTGTATGCATCTGAATTCTTAATTCTACTATTTCTAAATCTTGTGCCATTTCTAATTATAATCTGAAGAGAAAATAATAAGAAATAATTTTATTTTGCAGATGGACAATTGCATTTTTTTGTATCTTTTTGCTCAATGTATTTATCAACCGTGGTTTTTGCCTTCACATAATCATCATGCGAAATGTCTTCATCAATATTTTGGTAATATTCCTTGAGCTCATTCGGCAAAACGCAGAGACTGCTGTTTTCGTTGAAGAGAAAATCAAATATAACTATGAAAACTAGTGTTAATCCGGCCGCAACATAGATGTCGCGGGTTCCCATCCATGCCATTGCAAAAACCAGAATTTGTCGACTAAATGTGTATTTCAAATACATCTCTGCAGTTTTTCCAAATTTAAATGTCACAAATTTAGACGCAATGTTTAGTGTGATAATCATGAGACCCGCAAACATTTTGCTGGTGTTTAAATCCAGTATTTTATTGTGCATATCCTTGAAAAATGAATCTGTTTTTGCCATTTATATGTTATTTGTAGATTTTAAGGGAACTCGTCGTTCCCTTATAATCCCATACTTTTAAGGGAAGAGTCAAAGAGAAACCGTAGGTTTCTTTTAAAGGGAAGGTATAAGCAAAGCAAAAAAAGGAAACCGTAGGTTTCCTTTACCGTAGGTTTCTTTTAGGTTTCCTTTATGGTTTACCATAACTATTTGCGGTTTCCTTTGGTTCAAATGGCTCCGACACTCCAAAAAATTTGGCAAATGCGTCAAATAGGTCATTCGACGTTTTTGGAATCAGTTTTTGTTCCGTTGCCAACTTGGCCTCAATAATATTGTAATTGCATGTTCGGTCGCACGGGTTGCACTTGGTTTTTTCGTTGAATTTGATTTCGCTATATACATGGTCGGCCATCTCTGATTTTACTGGGAAATCCTTATACATTAGAACTCCATTTTTACACTTCTCTTTAATAAACTCGTCTTTGGCTACATTGAATTGGTCTATTGTTATAACGATGGGGGTTTCAAACCCTTCTAAAGATGTATCTGCTGGTGGTGTTGTATCCGCTGGAGGTAAATTGGTTCCATCATCTATAACTTCGTCTTTCTTTTTCTCTTTCTCTTCTTTGAATCCCTCAATCTCGGTTCGCTGGTAATACCAGATAACTAGAATGCAACAAATGGTTCCATACACAAAATCCATGCGCGTGTAATAGAAAATTAGCATTACCGCAAACAATTTTCCTAAAATACTGTGGCTCACTCTGGTAAATTCATACCGAAAAGATGCATATGCAAGTATTAATACAATTGGAATAAATTGCATAACGACCGAATTATTTTTAAAATAGTCGACGGCATCTTTCAAAACTGTGATTATTGTTTTTTTTGCGATTATTGTGTTCATTAATATTCCGTTTATATATATAACTATAGAAGATGTCATTATTAAATACTGCTTCTCCTTGGAATTCATCAAGGTCGGATACACGAAGAAGAATTTCTGCAATTGGAAAAGATAAGCGGAAGACACAAAAAGCACCGAGAGATGAAGATGGTGATTTTGACGACAACGATGAAGTCGAAGTGTCGGATTCTCTTCAAAACACAGTTGCTTTGAATGAAAGTCGCGGGAGCACCATCAATGATTTACTAAACAAGATTACTTCCACGCAGGTGGGAGAAGGCCTTGCTGATTTTAAGCCGGTACAAAGTTCTTTAGCAAATCCGACGGAGGGGTTCGAATCACCTCTTCTCAAAATGGCGGCGGGTATGCCGGAATACGGGCCGAGTGGTTCCGACAATTTGAGCAACTACAACAAAAGTTATGAGGCTGGTGCCATTTTAGGAAAACCGTATTACAGTCAATCCGCAAAAACCGGCGAACAAAGTGATGGAATTATGCAAAAACTCAATTATATTACCCACATACTGGAGGACATCCAGATGGAAAAAACGAGCAACATTACAGAGGAGCTCATTCTTTATACATTTTTAGGCGTGTTTACCATTTTCATTGTGGATTCGTTTGCTAGGGTTGGCAAATATCATAGATGAATAAAATATTGGGTTATAGTATAATATGCTTTCGACCTTATTAAGACAACCTCCAGACAAATCTGCTGTTTTTACTCCTCCACTTCCTTCTTTGTCTCCTTCTTTGCCTAAAAAATGTGGTTTTGATGGGTTAATTGACACTAATCCAAGGATTATTACAGCAATAAATGATTTGATAGAAAAATATAATTCTTGCAATACTGAATGCGATTTGAAAGAATGTAACAGTAAATATGATCATTTGATTCAAGCAATTGAGTCAAATTATCAAAAATTAAGAGACAAATATGTAAATGATAATATTAAAGATTTGCTTAGAGAATCTATTGCTTTTAATGATTATACCGATTCTGACCTTTTTGTCTTTGAAAAATTTTTATTGTTTCTTAAAAAAAATTTTCAATCACAAACTAAAGAAAACAAAATAAAATTTTTAATCATACTAAAGGCAATTATAGGAAAAAAAGGTGGAAACCGTAAATCTAGACGCAGTCGCAAACAGAGAAAAAATAAATCAAAAACAAGACGTTACAGAAAATAAAAATAAGACAATAATCGTGAGAGAAGGGGTCATAGGGGAAACTAGTTTCCCTAAAAACATATTAAGGGTATTTTAATATGTTCTAACAAATATGACATCCAGTTGTGCTCTCTACTGTTTGAATTTTAAAAATGCAGTTCGCGCCGAATCTATGAAAAAACGTTTTGCTGGCATAGACGCTGTTTTGCATCCTGGTGTTCTTACTACAGATCCTCGCATCGCCGGTCGCGGTCTGATTCCCCACACCGAAAAATGCTGGTCATGCATGTATGGTCATCTGGATATGATTCGCGAATTCGTAGAGAACGATTCGCGTCCTTATGGCATCTTCTGTGAAGACGACATCATGATTGATACCAACTTTAAGTCTCGTTTGGAACACGTGCTCGCCGATTTCGAATCCATGCAAATGGACACAATGCTTCTGGGTTATCTCATCACATATCCGATTGTAGGCGAATCCAATGGCTCTTATGCAAAGGTTGGTCAGTCCATTTATGTAGACATGGAGACCGCAGAGACAACAACATTTCGTTACTATGATTACGGTGATATATGGGGCACCCAAATGTATTTGCTATCAAGAAAACAAGCAACCAAAATCGTAGAGAAATATGCAAATGGATATGCAGACAATTTTTTGGCAAATTCAAAGACCGTTTTTCCTCCATTTAGTGCGGATTGGACAATTACAAAGGAAGGTCGGCGATGCATTGTTTACCCAATGCTGGCCATTGAAGATGGATTAACTGGTTACGGCGATGATGAGGGAGGCCAACGCGATTTCCACATGATGGCTCATAGTTCGCATTTGCATGTGTCTACATACATTTAGGGGAACTACGTTCCCCTATAACCCCTCCTTTGTATGGAAAGCAACATGTTTCTCATACAAATAATAAATTAACATAACGTTATTGGTTCCCTTTAAGGGAAGGATCTAAAGGAAACCGTTGGTTTCCTTTATAATCTTTCATTGATATATTATAATGGAATTACCTAGTGATAATTTGGAAATAAATCCCGATGAAATTAATAAAGAGAAAAAACCTATTCCATTTTGGAGCGATGATCCAAATGTTTTATTGAACAACAATTTCTTGTTTGAATTGTTCCCCATAGAGAAAATGTCATTTGAGCAAAAGTTGAATGCAATTTCGAGAATGGTGGTTCTTTTAACATTGATTTCGTTCTTTTACACCAAAAGTGTGCGCATTTTGATTATTGGCGTGGTTTCTCTCTTCTTTATTTTCATGCTTCATAAATCCAAGAAAGTAGAGAATGATGAATTTAAGAAAAAGAAGGAGGGGTTTTCTTCTACGGAGTCACCTGCTGACCCATTTAAATCCGCTGATTTGTCCAACGTTTTTAGGGAACCTGACTCTTCAAACCCTTTTGGTAATGTATTGGTAACCGATTATATCTATGACCCGCAGAGAAAACCGGCACCCCCTGCATTTAACCAGAATGTGAATGATAATATTATTGAGAAGGCCAAGGAGGTTGTCCGGAAATCAAATCCCGACCAGCCGGATATCACCGAGAAATTGTTTAAGGATTTAGGAGACCAATATGTTTTTGAACAGTCTCTGAGACCTTTTCATAGCACCGCTAGCACCACTATTCCGAATGACCAGCAGTCGTTTTCAGAGTTTTGCTATGGTGGTATGGTGTCGTGCAAAGAAGGCAATGCTTTTGCTTGTGCCAAAAATAATGCGGGGAATTACAACCTTTACTAGGGGGGCGGAGCCCCCCTATGACCCCCTTTTTTTAATAAAAACTTCAAAATAAAAAGGGAGGGATCTTAATAGAAGGGAAGGTATAAGCAAAGCAAAAAAAAGGAAACCGTAGGTTTCCTTTAAAAATATATTGTATATAGTATAATCAAATGGCATCATTATACCCATACACATTCAATGGAACTTCCCGAATTCGAAATGACAACACCGATAAATCGCAGCAAACCATAATGAACACCCGATTCAACAATTACATGTTGTCCACATATTTTAGCGAGAATCGCAGTGACGACCACGTGAAATTTGCCACTGAACAGCCTTCTATGATGTTTACTGGAATCAACGGTGGAGCCAGCGGTGGCATCACTGCATTCACTGTCGATGTTGACTCAACCTTGAATATTAAGAAAGAGAATGCCCGCGCTTTAGAGAAACTTTCTCTGCAACAACGGCCTTTCTTGACCGTCCCCTATTTAGGCAGAGGTTCTTGCGACACTGTGCTGGAATCTCAGCTTAAACAAGGCGATATTATTGCCAACAAAAAGAGTGTGTCCACCATTACTGAGCAGTCATTTGCCAGTAACCATATGTATCCTTTGATTGACAGTATCAAGGACACCATTACTAACCCCAAGTATTTGGTGCAGGAGGCGGCGTTGGACGGCTGGATTCGCGGTGGGTCGGCCACGAGAGAACAAGCCAAGCAAAAACATTTGCCGAATGACTCGGGCTACTAAGATAAGGGAACTACGTGTCCTGCGTGCAAAGCCCTCCTTTTACTAAGCAAAAGTGTGTTTCCCCTCTAGAAATATAAAGAATTTGTATTATTTATATTTAAGAATGTTATACAATTACGAAATCACGCAAATTGCATACGATAATGATGATGGTTATCAGCGCACTGTTTGCCAACTATTTTATATGGAATCCGAATTTGACAATGAAATTATTGACCGGACACTTGACCAGATTTACTTGAAAACAAAAGCACATCCACTTTTCCAGCAAGTGTATATAAAGGCTGCTTCATTTATGCTTTCCGAGAATCCGGAGATTGGATTGGCAGTGCTATTTGCCTACGACAATTTGCCGCTGTTCCATGCAGTATTGGTGGAATTCAATAAAAATGGTTCAATAAATGAATCGTGTCCTGCCTATGTTGATTTGCACAAGAAACTTTTCTCGTGAACCATTATAATATGACAGATACGCGAAAAAAATCACAGAAAGGCGATTATAATTTAGAACAAGCTGTTACTTTTGGCTTTTATGATTACTATTTTAATGCAGAAAACCGTATGGGATGCCCCGTTAACACATATTTACCTGGGAATGGATTGGTCGGACAACGAGTTTCGCGCGTAAATCTTGCAAACAATTCGTGCGACATTGAAAGTATGTTGCGGGGAACCGGGACGTGCAATATGGTTGAAACCCAGAACCCAGTTGTGCCAGATTTGAGACAGTTGAAACCGCTTGACTTATTTGAGACCAAAACGACGCAACTTCCGGAGCCGATGGTGGTGCATAGAGGACAGAGACCGCGGTGGTAATAAGGGAAACCTACGGTTTCCCCTATGACCCCATCCCTTAAAAATAAAATTCTTAAATAAAAAGAGGGGGTAAAATCTTACAAGTTCTTTGCACACAGGACCCATCCTACTAATCATAATTTTTTTTTGTAAAATTATGTTTTTTTCCTTTATTTCTGAAAGATATATTCAATGGTTTTTTGCTTTTTTTGAAATATGCAAACCGGTGCAAAATGCTTTCTTCTTCTTGGTCGAAGGTCTGATCAAAGGCTTCTTCTTGGTCGAAGGTCTGATCAA